GACATCGTCCATGCGATCGCGGGCCATGCCGAACAGCACCTTCCCGCGCGACAACGCCGCGGGCGGCAGGTCGGGGGTGTAGCCCGTCGGCAGGTTCATCGCCGAGACGGAAGCATCGAGTTGCTGTTTGGCCGTGGCGCCAGCGGCCAGCGACTTGTTGATGACCCCGAAGTTGCGCCCGATGTCGCCGTCGGCCGCCAGGATGTCGAGATAGGTGTCGGTCGGGTTCTCCCGCCCGCGGCGCACCATCTTGATGGTGCCCGAAAAGATCACCCCGTAATTGCCGCCTTCATACCCAGCCTGCAGGGTGACGGCGTTGAATTCCTTCTGCACCGACTTCGCGGTGTCGTCGCTGAGGTTGTAGACGCGGATGATCGTGAAGTTCGGGGTAGAGGCCGTCAGATCCCACTGGTTGGTCTTGAATTTGATGCGCAGCGTGGAGAGATCCAGACCATCCGATCCCGCCGAGACGATCAGGCCGACCTTCCTGATCCACTGGTCGCTCACGACGCCGCTCCGGTCGAGGCGAAGAAGAGGTGTCCGGTGCTGCCGAGATTGGCAAAGGTTGGCACGGCGTCCGGATCGTGATCGGTCTGCGCCAGCATGGCCCCGGCCAGTTCGAGATACGCATATTGGGCCAGCAGGTCGGCGCCGGTGATCAGCGGCACGCCGGAAAGGATCGGCGCTCCGGTCTCGTCGGCGATATCCACGATCCAGCAAGCCGCCGGCGCGCACCAATGGAGCATCAGCTCGCGCGTGACCCCCGAGAGCGACACCGAGAACTTCTGCGGCGTCGGCGATGTCGGGATCTCAAACGCGCTACTAGCCACCGGTGTTCCCCGGGATGTGGAAGACAGTGATCTCCGGGATGCTGGAGACGTTAAGACTGGTAGCGGGCACCAGCGCCTTCGCGCCGGTGTTCAGCGTCGGAGCGTTGACCTGCGGGTTCTTCTGAACCGAGGCGGCCGGCACCGTCACAACCTGCGTCTGCACGATGATCACCTCGCGACACTCCGCAATGACGATCATGGAATGCGCCGACCGTCGATCGGTGTCGGTCAGCAACCGCGAGATCAGCATGTTGCGGTAGAGCCGCTTGATCGTCACGATGTCGAACGGCTGCCGGCTCGCCTGCAGGGCGATCAGCAGCTGGTAGATGGTCTGCACGTAGTTCGCATCGCCGAGCGCTTGTGGACTCGAGTTCGACCAGCCGGCGGTGATCGTGCACGTCACCGGCCGCTTGTAGGCATGATCGGCGATCGCCGCACCCTGCTCCACCGGATGCTCGGTGATGGTGAGCTCGTCGACGTGCTTCTCCTCGACGGTCACGTCGGGAACCATGCCGCCGATGCTCGATTGCGTCAGAAAGAAGGGCGTGAGCAGGTTCTCAGCCGTCGCGATCGCTACCGAGATGCCGATCGGGATGAGGCTCACCGCGTCCTCGGCAGGTTGTTGCGCACGGCCTGGGAATAGATATCGGCCTGCGCATCGAAGATGTTCTTCTGCGCCGTCTCGTCGGCGTTGCCGTAAATGTTGATGTCGGTATCGTGGTTGATGGTGACCGGCGCCGACGCGACTGCCATCGGCGAGGGCGTCAGATGCGTCCCCTCGCCCACCGTCATGCCGCCCATCAGCGCTTGGCGCATCTTCGGGTCGGACATGTTCGGCGCGTCGTTGGCGCCGAGGCCGGTCGACTTCTCCATGTCGCCGAGATAGTTGGCGTCTGAATTGCCGACCCACTTCTGCTGGATTTGGGCAAGCGTCAGGCCGGAGTAGCTATTCTGGAGCAGGGCATCCATCGCTGCTTGCCCAACCTGCTCCGAAGGGAAGATCGCGAACCGGCCGTCGCTGCCCGTGGCGCCGTGGAGGACCGCCCAGCGACCGTATTCAATGTTGCCCGGGTTGTTGTTGCGGTCACCACGGGAACCGACGCCAGGCGCTGCTCCTCCGCCGTGCTTTGCCCGATAGGCCGCGCTCAAAGGATCGTCGTCTTCGGGGCCAGCCGTCGAGGTGGTCATGCCGAAGAAGAGAGCCGCCGCGCCGCCGGCAACGAGGCTAGCGGTCCCGAGAACGCCTAGTCCTGCGGCCGCCGCGGCGCCACCAAGCCCGGCCTCCGCCAGTACCGTGTCCGCAACCGCGGTCTCTGCCGCCCCGCCGATGCCGAGCATTCTCAAGACCCTGAAGAGGATCTTTTTGAACAGCACAGCCGCGAGTGCCGAACCAGCAACCGTGCCGGCCACCCCGGCCGCTCCGCCCGTCGCGTTGTCCAGGCGGCTGAAGGCCTGGATGATGTTGTCGATTGCCTCCACGACCTTCGTCGCCGGCCAGACGAAGTCCATGCCGATGCGAGTTTCTAGGTTGTTGAAGTCCTCGCCGAGCTGGTTGACCGCCAGGCTGTATTTCAGGAATGCCACCGTCGATGCGGTAGTGGCGACACCGGCGTCCTGCTGACGCTTGATCTGGGACGTCTGCGCCGCCTCCATGCGGTCGGCGTTCGTCCAGAACTGTCGGAAGGTCTGCTCGTCCATTCCGAACATCTGGGCAAAGCGCGATGCGACCATGTAGCCGCGGTCGCCCATAGCGCCGAAGCGCTTCTTCAGCGCCTCGACCATGTCGAGGGGCCCGCCCCCGGGCGCGACACCGAGGTTGCCCAGGAGACCCTGCATGCCAGGGTTGGTGCGCAGCGTGGCGAAGAACGCCTCGGTCGAGCCCCGCGCTTCCTCTGCGGTGACGCCGACCTGGCCGGCCGCAAACTCATAGGCCTTCAGAAAGGCGACCGACTGACCCGTGCGCTGGCTGACGTAGTAGAGGTCGGTGTATTGCCGAGCCGCTTTCTCGACCATGTAACCGATGGCCGTCGCGGTGGCCGTTGCAGCCGTGCCGAGCTCGAGCACTCCCTTCTCGGACTTCTCGATGCCAGCCAGGAACTTCCGATACTCATCGTCCTTTACGTTGAAGCCAAGCGCTATGAGGTACTCGCGCAGGAGATCGCTGGCGGCCATGGTTCACGTCCTCGACCGCGCCGCAAGGACTCGCTTCTCATTTTCGTCCGCGACGTCGATCGCGTCGTTCATGTTTGCGATGCTGACGAGATCGAGCGTCCCGTCTTCATAGCTCTCATAGTGAACGGACTTGCCGCGCACCCAAGGGCGCATCAACCAATCGAGTCCGTCGGGCAGGGAGACGAAGTCTACGTCGCTCCCGTCTTCGTCCCGGGAGATGGCGAGACGGGTTCGGCGAAAAAATCGGGGATGCGATGCTGCTTGAGAACATTCCAAACGATGAGCAGCATCTCGCGAAGGTTGATGTCCTCGAAGGCCACCTGACCACCGGAAACGCGGATGGGCGCCCACCCAATGATGTTGCCCGCAACTCCCTGGGCCCGGGTGACCTTCGACAGACAGATGCCCATCACGAGATCACTATCCTCGCGCCGCATGTCGCCGGATAGGGCGCAGAAAGCGCGAACAAATGCCTCGGCGGTGGGCTCCGCGACCGGCTGCGCACGCGACTGGCCCATCAGCAGCAGGACACCGCCAAGCTTGCTGGCGACCACTTGCTGATCGAACACGCTCAGGCGGCCGGAGCGGTATTTCTCGCCGGCGACCTCGAACTCAGTCTCCGCGATCGCGCTCATCCGGGACCGAGCTGTTCATAGACGCGACCTAGAAACGCCCATTCGTTCATGTTGGCATCCTTGGCATAGGTCAGCGGGGTTTGCTTGACGAAGGCGAGTTCGGTAGCGCTCACCACGTCGCCGCGGATCGTGTCGAAGCAGCGAATGATATTCTGCCCCCAGCTGCCGGGATTATTCTTCTGGAAATTGTAGGCGGCGCTGAAGAGCGCGTTCGTTGGGGATGTCTTCAGCAGGCGCACCGTAAGCCGACCGGTGTCGCTGGCATTGAGCGAATGCATGATATCGCCGCCGGCGCCGGTGTCGACCTTGTCCTTCTCTTCGACCATATCGACGGTCACGCCCTCCGGCGCCACGCCGGCATCCGATCCGATGGAGAAGGCGCCGACCCCGGGGCCGGTGAAGGTCGCCTTAAAAGACTTGAAACTATAGGTGCCCATCGCGGCGGGTTCCTCTGCTTAGAGCTTTGCGCTCGGCTCTACTGATTCACGACCAGCGAGACAGAAACGTCGTGCACCGCACCGGCAAGCTTCGCGGCGATCTGGAATGGCACCGAGATGCGTGCCGAACGGGCACCCTGCGATTGGCTGGCGATCGGCGGCGCATAGACGTAGAAGCTGTTGCCAAGGTAGTCGCCAGTCTTGAGAGTGCCGAACCCGGCTGAGTTCCACGTGCCCGGCCCGAGCAATCCGTTCGCCACCCCTTGCGCGCATGCGGCTTCGATCCCGGTCGCCAGGATGTTCATGCCGCTGTCGGTCTGCGGGATCTTCGTCGGCGTCGTATAGAGCTGGTTGTAGAGAGTCGTCTGGATGTAGTTTGCCAGCCAGTCGACACCGATGATCTCGTCGAAATAGTGCCCGCTCGCGACCGTGCCGTTGACGATGATCGCTGTGTTGTTGTTGAAGTTGGCGAAGTAAATGTAGTTGTTCGCATCGAGAGAGGCGCTCTGCCCTGATGTCAGGTTCTCGGCGAGCACGCCGGGTTCTTGCTTCCACATCAACGTCAACATCGTGTTGTTGGCGAGGAAGTTGATGGTCAGAAGCTTGCCGAACGCCGAGCAGATCGCGAATGGATCTGAGCTCGACCACTGGAAGCCGGTTCGATTGTAGCCAAGCGCCTTGAGCTGCGCGCCGATCGACGTGGTGTCCGGTGTGATCAGCGCCGCGGCCTCCGAAGTCGTCAGGCCGTATAGGTGCGGGAACGTGTCCGTCTCGATGTACGCAGCGATCGCGAGGTGGTCGCTGTCCACGATGTCGGCGTTACCCGCGCCGGCCGCAAAGGTCAGGCCGTACCAGTTGGTGGTCAGGCCGTCGAGGATCACGACGGCAGCGAGGGCACTCTCCGCCGCGATTCCGCCGACGATCTCGGACTTGGTGGCGGCCGTCATCTGCAGGAAGCCGGCTACCGAAATATCCGTTCCCGCCGTCGGTGCGGTCAGGGCCGCAATTGCGGAAGTCGCGCCGGTCGTTCCCGATGAGATCGTGAACTGGCCGTAGGTCGCGTTCCAGACGCAGGTCACCGCCGCGAAGGCGCCGCCGAGAGCCTGAATAGCCGCCTGGATCGAGGCCGCAATGGCGTTGAGGTTGGTCAGCGCCGAGAAATTCAGGCCGGTAACGTTGGAGGCGACACCACCGTCCACCGCGATGTGGAAGCCGCCGTTGGTGACTGCCTGCCACGTCGCAATGGCCTGCTGTAGTGCTGTGAGCGCGCCACCGACGATGATGCCAGCGGTCGCAGTCTTAGCCCATCGGCCAATGTAGACACTGGAGGGTTGGGGCGCCTGAGAGAAGTAGTCCCGCGCTGCCAGATACTCGGCAGCGGTCGTGCCGAAGTCCGTGGCGATCGACGACAGCGACGTGT